TGTATACCCTGATATAGATTTAGCTACATCTGAAGCTATATTTTGTATTCTTCTTAGTTTTACAGGATCTGACATATAACCTTCTATAACTCTTACATCTGCCCTGCCACTTTTTACTTCCATATCTTCTATGCTGTGACCCATCTCTGCCATTAAATCAGTAAAAGATTTTCTAAGATATTTTTGTGTTAGTTGTTTGCTTTGTTCTATTCCACCAACTCGTACAGCTAATTTTTCTGGAAATGTGTTAACAATTTTTTGATTAACAACATCATTTATTTGTTTTTGGGGTGTTCTATATAGAGGACCAGACGTTCTTCCCTGTATACTATTTTGTAATATAGCTTTTTCTGCATCTCCTATAATTAAATCTTTGACTGTAATGCCCCCACCACTTTTTAAACGAACATTATGTATTATTCCTCTGTTTAAATCTATTTGAGATACATCTACACCGGCTAAATCCCCCGGTCTAAAACCCCCATACATCTGCATACCTAAAGCTGTTTTAAAGTCACCGGTTAAACCTGTTAATGCACCAGTCATTTTAACATGAAAATCATTTGGATAATTCTGTACTTTTATTTGATCTTTAATACTTACATACATACCACCTAAAACATTAAGTCTTTTTAAAATAATAGAATTAGCTTTTTGATCTGTACTTTCACTAAAAGCTCTACCTATAGATGTCTTATTACTGGTAGGATTTTTTGCATCAAAGAACCCTTGTTCAAAACCTACATTATTAAAAGCATTTTTTAATAATGCTAACAGGTTTTGCATAGGTCCTTTTACTTCTTTACCATTTTTTATAGACTTAATACCCTCACTAGAAATTACTTTTAATAAAGCTGCTCTACCTTCAGTAGTTCCAAGAGGTCCTGCACTTAATTCTTTCATAGGTACGTCTAAAATATTTGTTATACTTTTTACATCTACGGGAATTTTTTCTAAACGTGCTATAATTCTTTTTATCTTATTAATTTCTTGCATAGCACTTGTTCGTATTTTTTTGTTTGCTTCATTTACTCCTTCATAGTCTACACCTGTGACAGTAGCTTCAAATACTTTAAGTCTATTATCTAATGTTTGCCTAAGAGTTTGGTCTTGTAGTTCCATTGTTAATATCCAAATGTTTGGTCTTGGGGTTCATACTTCTGTGTGTGTCTTGACATCCTATGCGTACTGTGTACATTTACTAAAGTTCTACTCATTACCATGTATCTTAACGCATCGTAAGCATGGTCATCAGCTTTTGTATCCACATCTTCAGGATTGGTTTTGGACAAGGGCAGTGTAGGCAAAGTCCTAATAAGATTATTACAATTGGAAAAAATACGTACACGAGGATTTCCATAGTCGTCACAAGCTAACCTTCTGTGTACTTCTATTTTTCCTGACATACGGTTTCTGTCTGATGGTATCCATCTTACTCCCCTTCTGATCATTGTTTCTGCTATGCTAGGGCCTAGTCCTGTTCTGTTCCAACAGGAAGCATCTAAAACTGTCAATTGCATTGGGGGATCGTCTTTTTCAATCATGGCTATAGTATCACCTAGTCGTTCTCCTGTAAATCCCTTAACGTATAGCTCTCTGTATATCCAAATATTATTATCCCAATCTATTGCACCCCAGAGTATACAAGAAGGACTACTGTATCCATAATCTCCTGATCTTACTCTTGCCCATCCTTCTGGAATTTCAAAAGGATCAGAAACATGCATACTTTTACTAAACTCTGTAAAGGCTGCACCTTCGGCTACATCCCAATCTCCTTCAAGGAGTCTTTTTCTTTCTACTTCAGGCAGAGACATCAACATAGCTTCATATTGACCATCATCAAACAGATAGGGATTATCTGTCAACCTAGCAGGAACAAATTTTCTTAGGAACAAAGGTTCCCCTGCTCTATTATGTTTAGGAGGATACTTTAGTATCTTTCCATCATCAAAATCTCTAGCCCAAAAAGGATCTCCCGGTGGAGCATGGTCTAGATACATTTTCTTTACCCACCAGCCCCCAACACCTCCGGGATTTGCTGTGCAACGCATATACATGCCTAATGCTGGGTCTGTTGTTCTAAGTCTAGATCGTAAGTAGTTCCATACGTAAGGAGTAGGGTAGTTAGTTATCTCATCTATGCCTATCCAGTTAAAAGCTTGTCCTTGGTACCTTGTTACGTCTCTATCATCATCTACGTAGGAGAACCATATCTTAGCTCCTGAAGGGAACTCCCATGTCGATTTAGCCTGTTTAAACACTGCTCCGGGAAAGGCCCTTGTATACACTTGTCTACTCTTATCTATAAGCTCTGTTAACTCAGCTAATGTTCTTCTTAGTAATAAACCTCTATGATTAGGGTTTGATGCATCTCTTAGAACATCAGCCAGTAAAGCATAAGATTTACCACCACCAGCAGCTCCTCCATATAATATATCCCTTTCTGGAGACTCTAAAAAGGTAGTTTGAGGCCCTTCATTCGGTCTAAATACAACGTCATGGTCTTTTAGATGGTCTCTAAGTGCTTTTGGTACATTTTTTAGATCATCTGTAGTAACAACGGACTTCCCTCTACCTTTTAGAGCATCATCTATCTTTTTAGATGCCTCCTGAGCCCTTTTTGATACTACTCTGGCTTTTTTAGCTTTGTTTGTAGCCTTTTCAGCATTTCTACGTTTAGTAGAGATACTTTTTTGAGTAGCAAGTTTGGCTCTCATGCGAGATGACCAGTTATATGAGGTTTTTGGTTCCCCCTCTTTCCTTGCTGGTCTACCTCGTTTTTTCTTTTGTTCTTCTATAGGTATAATCCTTTATCCATACGTTTTGTTAAACCCGGATTTGATATCTTTCTTCCTGAAGCTGTAGTTAACCATCGAGATGCTTTAGCTGGGCCTACTGTTCGTACATAATCAAAAGCTTTGTCTAGTAGTTCTAGTTCTTTCTCTACAGGTTCATATGTTTTCTGATCTTCTGATAACTTATAGCCAAAAGGAACAGTAGAGGATGATCTATTTTTGTTTTCTATACCCAAGGAACCTTTGTTCCTCCATGGTACACTCTAGCATGGCCTTCATCTATAAGTTGTTGGCATATATCTACATCGTCTACAAAAGGTAAGCCTAATATCCTACCAAACTTGCCTTTTTCGTCTTTAAACGTCTTTATTATAAACTTTTTCGGAAGAAGTTCTTTAAGCCTAGCTTTAGCAGCCAATCCAAGAGCTTTTTCTTCCAAATTACGGGTTCTCGACTCGGGTGTATTGATTCCGAGTAATCGTACCCTTTCCTTTGATAATATGATTTTAAAACCAAGGTCAATATGTACATCTATTGTATCTCCATCAATTACTCTGTCTAAACTACATCTATATTCGTGCATTCACAATTCCCACATTGGTTTTCTTCTGTACATTCACAGTTTTCACAAGTGCAATCTGCACATTTCCATTCTTTTTTTTCTTCTTCACTCATATTATTGCCCCGTTAAAGGATTTGATAAAGCTCTTTGCAGCTTAACACCAAATCGTTCTTCTAAACTTTTCATTTCCTCTGTTAAGAAGTCTTGTCTTCTCTGTGCACCTTCTTCTAGTGCTGTACGTTTAGAGTCAAATCTATCAGAAGCATGTTGTACTAAACTATTAAGGTTATTTTGTGTATCAGTAATAACTACCTGCATACCCACTTTAACTTCTTCTATTTTGGAATACACATTTCTGTTTAACTCTCTGTTATCATCTACAATCACATCCATAGAGTCTTGTAAACCATACATATCAGCTTTTAGATCTGTTTTAATAGTTCTAACAGAATCTTGAGCAGATGTCAACAATTCTTTTAATGTTTTTAACTCTGTATCTACTCTTTTTTCTAAACTTGTTACTGTTTCGTTGATAATGCCTATCTCTCTGTTAAATCCACTAAGATCAGGCTCTACATATGCTGATATCTGTGCTTCCATAGCTTGCCAACGACCATATACTTCAAATCCTCCCCAGATTCCTCCACCTAGTGTACTCAAAGCTGTAAGAATGGCAATTAGTTTACCACCCTTAAATTTAACTCCTGCAAATTCTACTTCACTACTCATACTGTTGACTTATCATGTTTTCCATTTGTAAACTTGAGCTAACAGATATATAACTGCCTAAAGGATCTGGCAATACAGTGTTTTCATATATTTCTTTTGTTTCATACCAAGAAGGCTGTACTACTGGTATCTGATTGCTGTAAGTAGAGATGTCTGGACCTAATGCATTCACAAGAGCTAGTGTTGTCAGTTGAGATACAGGGTCATAACTACTAGCCATTGCTGTCATTATCCTTTTTGCCTTCTTCTGCTTCTGTACCTGCTCTTTAGTCGGTTTGTCCTCTGCAATCTCTTTCGGTTGCTCCTCAATTTTTTCTACCTTTTCTACTGCAACTTCTATTTCTTCTTTAGGCTCTTCTTTAACAGCTTCTTCTTTAGGTTCTTGTTTCTCTGTAACAGTTTCTACTACTTCTACTTCTTTAGGTTGTTCTTCTACCACTTCTTGAGTCTGTTGTACTTCTATTTTAGGCTCTGGTTTTATCTCTACCTCTACAAACTCTTTAGTATCCGGCATTTTTATCTCTACAGCATCTACTTCCATGCCTACATTCTCTATTTCTGCTACGGCTATTGATACTTCTTGCATTACTTCATCAAAAGACATGTTACCTACATCCATATCTTGAAACATTGTATCCATACCACCCATAGTATCTTGTGGCATATCTAATGGCATGTCATCTACTTCCATATCAGAAGAAAACTCTGCAGTTCCTAAGTCAATATGGACTACCATATCCATATCCTGCATCATACTGTCCATCTCTTGTTGCTGTTCCGGAGAAGAAGACTCATATGTGTCCATCATTTCTAATGTTAAGGACTCACTCATCTGCATAGGTTGTACTATCTCTACCCATGTCTCTACAGCAGTTGTTATTACGTTGTAGTTTACAGTGTAAGCTACGTTGTCAAAGAAATAGTTATTTTTACCACCTACTCTTATAAAAACCTTATCAAGATCTCCTGTAAAGTTTTGTATTCCTGTAAAAGTCTCTGGATTCCCTGTATTTTCAAGGTTTATCTGTCCAGACTCCCATTGTAATATGTTGTCGTTGTATCCTTTAGTCTCAAAGTACCCTGTGGTATTCCCTTGTGAGTGGTACATCTGAAGTTCCCACTCTAAAGCTCCTCCATCAGAGATATGAAAGTCACTTATGTCTACATACTGGTCAAACGTAGTTAGTGTACTGCTTGTTCCTTTACCACACTTGCCTGTGTTAAAATGTGCACTACAATCCGGCATACTAGCAGATCCAATCCCACCCCAATCGGAATCCATGTCCCCTTCGTATTTCTTAGCTACGACACCTGTGTTACTATCTAAAATATTACCTGTTGTTAAGTTCTCTATAATAGTAGTTGTTTTTGTTACAGTATCAATATGTCCTTCACCAAGATGCTCAGTTACTTTTTCTTCTACAGAGGTTTCCCCCGGTGTTAATAACTCAGCTTTACTAGAGAAGGAGTAAAAGAAGAAGGCCACCAAGACCAATGCCAATGCCGGCAGCTTCCTCTTTGGTAATTTCCACATCTGTAACATTCTCTTTAACCCATTCATCATAATCTGGTCTCTTTTCAGGATTGTTTGCCCATGATTTTGCAGCATCTAATCCTATTTTTCCTTTGTATGGACAGGGGGTGCCTGCCATTTCCATTGCTTGAAATACTCTTGCGTCTTGACAGAGCATGGCTATTGCTCCTACTTTCATTCCCATTCTATACAGCCTAGAAGATAGTTTCATACGTTCACAATTCATATCTCTTATGGCTGTACCACCGGCTAGACCAAATATCTGTGTCTGTATTGCACCGGTAGCAGCAAAGCTGCAAACATCCTGATTGTTTATCATTACGGATGGGGCATTAGCAGTACTTGGAGTTCTGTCAACTGTAGTAGTGCCCGATACGGTGGATGATGTTGAAGTTACTGTATCGGCTGCAAATGCACTGATGGACAGCATCAGTATAGTACAGATTATGATACAGTGTATTAACTTCATTACTTATAGTTAGCTTTTCTTATTCCACCACCCATAGCATAGGTTTTCTTAATCTTGCCACCCATCATTTTTTTCTTAATCTTACCACCATATGCGTTTTTGTTGTTCATGGCCATTTCTATAGCTTTACCTCGTGTTTTTTCATAACCACTAAGTTTACCATCTTTATTTAAATCTGCTTTGGTTTCTTTGTTTACAGGCATCTACTAAATCTCTGCACAAGCATAGCAGTTAATCTCAAGGCCTACAGCTACTTCTTTAAATGTTGGTGTTTTCCACATGGTGTTACTCCTCATTAAATGTTACATTAGGCATAGCTTTCTTTGACGGCATGAGAACCACACCATGCAACAGCCTGCCTTCTATTTCTACTTTCTCTTGCTTTCCCAATCCAACTCTGTCTAATAGAGTCTGGGCAGCCTTCAATCTTAACTCTGCTCGTGGATGTTCTCCCACATCGTTCATTCCTTCTACAACTCTGTGTATTGCTGTTACAGAGTGTGCAGCCATTTCTGTTTTAGCTGCTTCTAGTATCTCATCGGATAGTGTTTTTAACACCATGCTTCTAGATGTTTTAGCATAACCGGCTTTATCTAAAGCTACGTTTATGTTTCCTCCAGATTCAAACAAAGAGCTAAGAAATGATTTCTGTTTGTCTGTTAGCTCTTTTCTCTTCTCTGCTAGTATACCGTTGTGTTGCATTAGTAGTTCCTGTGTATATCTACAGGCATAGGTTCTTCTGTATTCCTTTTATATCTATAAATTATCTGAGAGAATTTGAATAGAACTATGCCTATGTATACTATTATACACCGTGTGGGAGAACTGTCAAGCTTTTTCTAGTTTAATTTGTACACAACTTAAAAAAAATAATATTTATCTTGACAGATGTGCTATTTGGGTGTATAATAAAGATACATTGTTTGACAGAGGTTCTTATAGTAAGTGTATACCTAGGTACAGCAACGGGCCCCCAAGTGGTGTGTTTACGTACAGCAACCGTTCTGGTTTAATAGTCCAATTTTAGTAAAAATATGTTGCCATTGCATACGTATATATGTACTACCCCCCGTGGCACACGCATGCCCCCGTAAAATATATCTTTTTTAACAGTTTGGAAGACAATCGGTTCTACTGGATATGTTATATCTCGCACCACCACAAATAAACAGAGGTTAAACCAGTGTTTTACTATTGTATAAGCCAACGTACACACACGCATATAATAGGGTCTGACAAATTCTAGTTTAATAGTTTATAACTAGGTATGTACTGAGATGCTAGCCGTACAATACAACCGAGTACAACCCTAGTAAATACAAGGACTTATGAATTAAGTAACCCAGATACAAGGCAATAAAAAACCCCTGTAAAACATTAGTAATACAAGGGTTGATTAAGGGTTATTTACTTGGTTAGTTACTTGGTAACAGCAACGGGGTTAATAGTTTTTATTAGATCCATATTCATTTTGAATATATCTATAAACTGTTCATAACCATATACCTCGTCATCTTGTGGGTTGAGCATACCTTGATTAAGATCAGTATAAACCAGAGTACCAGCCTTCTCCATTTCATCTATTGATTTTCTTTTCATGCCCAAGAACTGATACAAGTATTTAGAGGTAGTTACAGAATAGTTATGGAACTTCCC